AAAACAAACGCCGGTCAAATTGCATGGGTGCAAAAATGTTACAAAGAGGCAACCGAGGGGGGGATCGTCGTGGTTATGCTTATACCCGCCCGAACAGATACGATCATGTTTCACGATTACATTTTAGGAAAACACATCAAAGGCGTTTAAGAAGTACGACACAGAGGACAAAAACACCGTTGCGCGCATGATGTTAGAAAGAAATATTGATGTATCGGAAATAATCAAAAAAACAGATTATGAAAACATCGACATTATAACCGCGAATATGGATTTATTAGAGGCAAACCTGCGAACTATTGTAGATACCGGCAGGCAGCAGCAGACGAGATTTAAAAAGGCATTGAGTAACAGCAAGGTTTTAGATCATGGTTGGGCGAAATTCGACTATTTACCACTTACAGAGGCATACGATTATTGCATCATAGATAACGCACCCGATATTAACATGAGTATCATTAACGCCCTTGTAACGTCAAACGATGTAATAGTACCGGTATTTATGGATCAATACTCTTTTAACGGCTTAGACATTCTTATGGAGCAAATCGCACAGGTACAGGAAGATTTTAACGAGAACTTACATTTTGCAGGGTGCATCATCACACAGTATCAGAATAACGATGTAAACAATCAGGGCATAGAGTGGCTAAAGGCGCATAATGTACCGGTATTTAATCAGTGGATCCGCAGGACAGAAAAGAAAGTAAGCGAAAGCACATTTGCAAAAATGCCGCTTGTAGAATATTCGGTACGCTGCGGAGCGTCGCAAGATTACAAGAAATTTGTAACAGAATACTTGGAAACAATCGGGGAGACACAGGCATGACAATTATTAAATTCAAGACAAAATGCCCCTATGAAATCGGCGATAAGATCCAATTTGAAAAAGGCGGACAAGTTCGGGAAATGAAAATAACGGACATTATAGCCGAAAGGAGCGTAGCGACCGGCAGAAACAACATTGTATTAGAGTTGGACGGTTGGTACAAGTTAGACACAAAGTTGCATGAGATAAAAACAACATGACGTCTAGTGTTTATTGGACGAGTGCCCGAGTAGGGCACATATAGGAGGAGAACAAATGGCATTTGATATTAAGGACTTTCTTAACACGGAAAGCAAAAAAGAAATGGCGGACGATTTCGTACTTAAAAAGATCCAGGCGGAGAAATTACATCCTAGCGATAAAAACTTTTATGAAATGGATCCGGTAGAGATCGAGGCACTTAAGGAAACAATAGAGTTAGTAGGTGTGCAGGAGAATTTAGTAGTCAAAAAGATAAGTGCAGGAGAAAACGCCGGAGATTATGAGATTATCGCAGGACACAAGAGACACCGCGCAGTAACAGAGTTATTAGCAGAGGGCAAAGAAGTTTCGCCCCTGCTGCCGTGCAAAGTAGAGAGCGACGCGGACGGCGTTAAGAATGAGTTAATTTTAATATTCACAAACTCTACACAGCGGGAAAGATCCGATTACTGCAAAATGCAGGAGATCCAAAGGGTACGAGAGTTATTAGAGGAATACGCAAAATACAACGATATGCCCGGAAGAAAGAGAGACGTTATAGCCGGGATCCTAAATACATCAAAGAGTGCCATAGGCAGATTAGACAATATCCGCCGCAATATCATACCGGATTTTTTGGAAGAATACAAAGCGGGTAAGATCTCAACAACCGCAGCTAACGAGATCGCAGGAGCGACACCGGAGGAACAGCACCAATTATTAGAGAAATACAAAGAAACCGGCAGTATTAAGGCAAAAGAGGCGGCACAGATCAAAGAACCGGAGCAACAGTTACCCGGACAAGTAAATATCGAAGATTATCCGGGCATTGTGCCGGAGAGCAACAAGCAGGAAGAAAACAAGACGGAACCGCAGGAAATCAAGACAGAAGAAAACAAAACAGAGGACGAACCAAACACGGAGGTAACAATAACGAGGCAGACAGACAACACAGACCGAAAAAGCCTTGTTATAGCCGGACAGATCAACCCAAATAAAGAATACAACGGAATGAGCGTAGCATATTTTATAGACGCTATCACAAATTCAGATCTATTCGATAATGACTTTTGGAGCGGTTGGGTAGATCCGACAACATCAAAACCGGATTTTATAAGGGAATACCAAGGCATATTAACTGCATACACCGCAAGAACCGGGGAACCGTGCCAAGTAGAAATAACAGACAAGGTAACAGTTAAGAGAACCGAGGCGGCAGCAGTCGGCGAAATATGCCTTAAGGAGTTTACAGAGATTGTAGACGCATTGATTTTAACAAAAGTCGTAACCGTTCAGACCGAGGAAATAGACATACCGTATTGGATCAAAGAAACCGCCAGGGAAATAGCAGGGTTGGCAATATGGGCGACGGAGGAGGACTTAAGCGTATTGCAGGACGTAGCCTTAAGAATGAAAGAGAGGGCGAATAAATGATAGGAATTAACACAAAGGCGTATTGCTATGTGTGCAGTCCGTACAGAGGAAACATATTTAAGCGGATCCGAAACAGAAGATACGCGCGAGAGATTACAGAAAGGGCAATTAACGCGGGGTACACACCAATAACCCCGCACCTATATTTAACGCAGGTGCTTAACGACAAGATCCCGGAGGAAAGAAAACAAGGATTAGAGATCGGGCAGCAGTTGTTAAATATATGCGAGGTAGTATTTGTTGGCGAGAGATACGGAGTAAGCGAGGGAATGGCAACAGAAATAGAGTTAGCAAAGAAAAACAATAAACAAATTTGGAGGTTTGACAATGACAGATAAGATTATTAACACGGTAGCACTTATGGCGATTACAACAATCGCAGCGGGAGTTTTAATTGCTATATGGTTCGGGATTGTAGGGCTTAAGATCGCAGCAACCGGCGCCGTGGTATTTATAGCGGTTTGGATCCTTAATTGGTGGATCAGAGAGGAGAAAAGAAATGCTAAAACCGAAAGCAGACGTAAAGAAATTTGAGGAATACGGCTTTAAGCCCTGCAAGGGAACGACAAAGGAAAGCCAATGTTACTATTTGTGCGTCTCTAGGGGCTGCAAAATGTTATTCGTAAGCCCGGCAATATTCGACGTGAACGAATGGAGAGACGACGACACGCGAATACACAAGAAAGCAAATTGTAGATACAGAGACAATAGAACGTATTTAGATATTATATACGATCTGATAAAGGCAGATATGCTAGAGAGTGTATTACCGTAGGAGGTTACCAATGATTAAATGCAAAAATGAGAAAAACGGAAAATGCAACATAGGGTTACGCAACGCGTGCTATGTATGCGACTACCTTATACCGGTAGAGGCGAAAGAAATTAACGTTAACACAGAATGCCAAGAGGTAAAACCGCTTGGAGAAGAAAGCAAGTATAAAAGAATGATATAGGAGGGCAACGCATGGCGAAGAATTTAATAACAAGGGAGCAATACAAGAACATTAAGAAAATGGATCATGTGCAAATGAGCGCATTTTATACAAGAGTATGGCAGGACGGATTTAACGACGGCATTAAGGCTGGAAAGAAAAACAAAGCGGCAGCAGTTAAGCCCGGAGACATTGAAAAGGCTATTGCAGGTTTAAAAGGCATTGGAGAGGTTAAGTTAAAAGCAATCATGCAGCAGGTTTACAAATTATACGAGGAGGCGTAGGAATGTTGACACTACCAATAAAGAAAAAATGGTTTGATATGATCTTATCCGGAGAAAAGAAAGAGGAGTATAGAGAAATCAAAGAATATTACGACGTAAGATTTGTAAGCGTATTCGGACTAATGGCAAAAAACGGAGAATTGATCGAGATAGGCAGAGCAAAAGGGGGAACACGGAAAATATTATTTAGAAATGGTTACGGAAAGGATAAGCCGGCAATATTGGCGGATTGTGAGTTAAAAGTAGGCACCGGGAAAAAGGAATGGGGCGCAGAACCCGGAAAAGCGTACTACATATTGCAGATCAAAAACATATGCACAATCGAAACAGAGGGGGCGAAAAATGAGAAAAAGTAAAATAATCTGTATTGACATTGAAACAACCGGGCTAGATCGGAACAACGACGAGATCTTGCAGGTGTCAATTATTAACGGCAGAGGCAAAACACTTTACAACTCATACATTAAGCCGGACTACGCGACGGAATGGAAAGAGGCGGAGGCAATCAATAAAATATCTTGGGATTGCGTGAAACTTGCGCCGGGGATCCTAACGGAAAAAAGAAAGATCGACAAGATCTTAAGAAAAGCCAAGTTAATTATTGGCTACAATCACAAAGGTTTTGATTTGCCGTTTTTGGCAGCTAAAGGCATAGATACCGCGGTAAAGGCGAAGATCTACGACGTAATGTTAGAATTTGCCTATATCGTAGGAGAATACGACGAGAAACACGATAATTACAAGTGGAAACCGTTAACATATTGTGCCAAATATTACGGCTACACCAATTACAAGGCACATGACGCGCTAGAGGACGTAAGAGCGACGTTACATTGCTATTACGCAATGCAGAAAGACCGAAAAGGGCGCAGGGTAGCCAAGAGGCGAAAGCGTGGTAGCAATGAATAAGAGGAGAAAAAAGAAAGCACTTAAAAAGGATCTGCGAAAACTACAGAGGCTATTAGACAACATGGCGCAAGAATACAAGGCAGCAGGACAGACAAACCAAAGAGAGATAGCGGACTATTTAGCAGAAACAGAGTATTTCAAGGACAAGTTAGAGATAACGCGAGCAGCAGCAAGAGAAATGGAGGCGAGGAAATGCAAATAGCGGTAGCAATTTTGATTGTTGCAGCAGTAGACGTGGTTTTGGACTATATAACATACAGAACATGGAAAAAGGATCTTGAAGAAAGAGAGAAAACAGTAGCCACGATCGAAAGACTGTACGCAAGCGCGCTTATATTGATTAAGCAGCAGACACAAGAGGCGGAACACTTATTAAAAGGTCAAAAATTGCGACATTTTGCAATGAATAAGCAAGTGTTAGAAATACAAGACACATTGGAGGAGGTAAGGCATATTGCAAGCGATATTAAACGCAGAAGTAAAAAAGCCGGACGGTAGCAGGGAAAATAAACGCCTGCTATTTGATACCGAAAAGGCTACGGAGGTTTGCGACGTGGTTAATGGTTTCGGGTACGCAGTGCAAACAATATTTTTAAGCCCGGGCGGGTGGCTGTTTTTAAGAAACAACAACAGCAAAAGGCTAACCATAGCAGACCAAAAGACGACGCGAGACTACATAGGCGAGAATTACCCGGATAAATACAAAGAAATATTCGGAGAAGTTGAGGAGGCATAGAATGAGTGTAACAAAGGAAACAAAGGAAACCATATTAACAACAATCGACGAAGTATTTAAGAAAATGAATAGTATTTCGTGGATCGACAGACAAAAGCAGATGAAAGACGAGGCATTTAAGAACACTGAAAAGATTTTATATTGCTACCGCACACTTAAGGAACACGTAGCAGACGAGCAGGAATATTTAGATATTGCTTTTCACGGAAAAAGCAAGTCGATTACCTCATATTGTAAGAATGGATCTACGCCAAAAGACGAGGACACAATATTAAGAGATCGCCAAGCGTCATACGAAAGATCCAAGAGCGATATAGAACGAATAGAAAAGGCACTTAGCAAAATCAAAGATCGAAAAGGCTACGAGGCTATCGAAATCCGCTATTTACAACGGAAAGAGACGAAAGAGGGCAAGCGGGTAAACGAGGAGGTTTACACTTGGGAGGAAATCACGGATATTTTAGCCAATACCGACGGTTACCCGGACAACCTTAATGAAAAGACGGTAAGAAACTATAAAAACACGTTAGTTAGAGAAATGGCGGTATTATTGTTTGGATCGGACGCGATATAGTGAAGTACGAACAGTTAACATTACCCGGAATATTTGAAGAAAAGAGGCAGCAGTTACAAGAGGAGAATATAAATTATGCTTTTCCGTGTGGCGGCTGCCTATGCTGCAAATGCACAAATAACGTTGAAAATCTAAACGTAAAAACCGGAGAACAAAAAGAGGCGTGTTTTAATTGTGACTATTGCAGGTATTATAACGGAGAGGGTAAAAACAATAAGAAATTTAATTGCGAGAAATTTATAATAACAGATTGTCAGGCAGAGAAAGAAAGGAGAAAACTTAAGATTATCGAGGGAAAAGAAAAAACAAATTTACAACAGGTAAAAGAGGACATAAAGAATGTTGATAGCGCAGCAGAAATGGCAGGCGTATTAGCAGGAATAAACGCGGCAGCAGTCGTGTGGTGCGCGCAACACAGCAAAGAGGAAATATACCAAACGGAGGAAGGAACAAAAATAACAATATGCGGAATGATAGATTTTTTGGACGCACAGACGAGAGAATAAACGAATTATTGCAGGCATTAAGAATTGAAACAAGGAGAGGAACAAAATGAGTGAAACAACAATTAACGGTTGTAAAATAGGAAGTTATAGCAGAATGGCTAAGAAATGCAGACAATGCAGCAATAAAGAATATTGCAATAATAAAAGAATGGAGGCGGAGGCGTACATAATACCACAAGAAACAACTATCACAATGCAAATACCACAAGTAGGAATAAGTGCGCAGGAGGCGTCAGAGGCACTTATAAAGGCAATGCAGAACGTTAATAAATGCAGCAGTTGTAGAAGTTGAGAGCACTTGACAACACGCCCGATTTAACGCCCTAGACATTTCCGTTTAACTACGTTAAAATGTTTACAATGAAATATTGAAAAATTACAAATTGCCCCGAGGTATATTTATTTATACCCCGGGGCTTTTACATTGTTGGGAGGTTTCTATATATGCCCCTACGTAAGTTTTGCGCCCACCAGGGCTGCAACAAGGTAATAGACATAACAAAGACCTACTGCGATAGACATACAGTCACAAAGGCGCAGCGGGATAAAGAATACGATACCAAGTACAGAGACAGAAAGGCGAAAGCCTTTTACAATTCTAAGGCGTGGCAAATAGCAAGACAAAGGGTATTAACCCTAGACAATCATATAGATCTTTATTTGTATGCAACAGAGCGACGCATAGTAAAAGCGTCATTGGTACATCACATCATAGAGTACCGCGAGGATCCAAGCAAAGGACTAGATCCGAACAATCTTATTAGCGTGTCCGAAGAAACACACGAAAAGACTATAAAACAAGCGTATGCAAATGAGGAAAGCAAAAGGGAAATGCAAGACCAACTACGAAAAGCGATTAAGGAGTACAGAAACGTTAAGGTGTGAGGGGGTGGCAAAAAAGTTTTAGCCGTTTAGCCCAAGACCGCAGCCCCCCTAAATTTACGCAAAAACTCCCTAAATGGATCGTTTTTAGAAAGGAGACAGGAGGTATGGCACGACCAAGAGAGCCAATCGACCTTGTAAAAGCGAAAGGCAGAAAACATTTAACAAAAGCAGAATACGAGCAGAGAAAAAAAGCGGAAGTTACGGCGCCGTGCGACAATGTAACACCGCCTGCATACCTAACAAAGAAAGAGAAAGAAAAATTTAACGAGATCGCGCAACAGTTAATAGATATTGGCATAATGACAAACCTAGATTGCGACGTTTTGGCGCGTTATGTGCGAGCGGATAGCGAGTATTTGAAACTAACAAAGCAACTTAACAAAATTAGATTTGTGCCGGACAAAAAAAGCGAGATAGCAGAGGAGACACAAATAGACGAACAGTTAGGGAAATACGGCTATTTGCAAAAATTACAGTTAAAGGCAGCGAAACAATGTAACGAGTGCGCAAGAGAGTTAGGTTTAACAATTTCTAGCCGTTGCAAATTGGCAATACCAAAGACAGAAGAAACACCGCCGGAAAATAAATTCTTGAAACACGCGCTATAATATGGATCGCGTTACAGAATTTGCGAAAGCAAACGTAAAAAATAAAAAAGATTTCGGCGAGGACGCGCGGTTAGCGTTCAAACGTCACATTGATGATCTGGCGCGATCAAAAAAGAATGATCCTAATTTTCCTTATAGGTTTGATAAGGAAAAGGCAGAGGACATTATAGAGTTAGCCAACAAATTAACCATAGCAGAGGGCGAGGGAAACGAACAATTTACCTGCGCCGGGTTCCAAGAGTTTATATTAGGATCCCTTTTTGGTTGGGTACACAAAGAAACCAGAAAGAGACGTTTTACAGATAGTTACGTACAAGTTGCAAGGCAGCAGGGAAAGAGCGTATTAAATGCGATTTTAGGCATTAAATGTTGTAATTTCGATAATTACAATTACGGTCAGATCTATTGTACGGCAACAAAAGCAGATCAAGCACGAATAGTCCTAAAGGAAATTATCAAATTCATAAACGCAGATAACGACCTAAAGGAATTATTTGATATAAAAGACTACAAAAGCGAGATTACCGGAAAAATAACAAGCACGGTAATTAGGGCATTGGGTAGAGATACACACACCATAGATGGTTTTAGACCGTATCTTGGAATAGTAGACGAGTACCACGCGCATAAAGACAACCAAATGTATAAGTTACTTAAGGGTGGTACAAGAAAATTAAAACAATCGTTAATATCGGTTATCACGACCGCAGGTTTTAACCTTAATGCGCCGTGTTACGATTTATATAAATACTGCCGCCGTGTATTACGTGGAATTGACGTAAACGAGCGGCAATTTATTTACATAGCACAAATGGACGAGAAAGACGACATTTGGGATCCTAAAAATTGGATTAAATGCTGCCCGCTAACCGGTAAAGATCCGGAGTTGGTAGCAGCAATGCAGGAGGACGCCCACAAAGCACAAAGCATGGGCGGCGCAGAATTGCGCGATTTCCTAACAAAAGCCCTAAATATTTGGGTAACAAATGCAGAAACCGCCTTTTTAGACCTTGCAGAATGGGAAAAATGCGGCAGCGAAAGAGATTTAAGCGACTTTGCAGGAAAGCAAGTTATAGTCGGTTTAGACTTATCGAGCGGCGGCGATTTAACAAGTTATTGTTTAGAATTCCCATATGAGGATGAAGAAACCGGAGACCGCAAGTATTTTCTACATAGTCACTCATTCATGCCAAGCCATAGGCTACAAGAGCACATGGACTTAGAGGACAACGCGCCGTATATAATATGGCAAAAGCAAGGATTGTTAACAGTAACAACGGCAGCAGGAGGCATTAAGACGGACTACAAGACGATATTAAGCAGCCTACACGACATTGTAGACAAATACCAATTAGACGTTATGGCGATCGGGTACGATCCGCACAACGCAAGCGCTTTTTTGTTGGATTTAGAAGATTTCGGTTGTGATCTGATAGAAATTAAGCAGAGCGCGAGAAGTCTTAACGACGCAACGATTGATTTTCAATTGGAAGTAAAAGCGCACAATATGGAATACAACAAAGGAAACGTGCTATTAACGCGATCTATGAACGACGCTATTATATCCGAGCCGAACAGTTTCGGAGAGATAAAAATAGACAAAATGCTACAGAAAAACCGTATTGATCCGTGCGACGCTGCAATTTGCGCCCACAAGATCGCAATGGGAGCAGACTTAGAAACAGTAGATATTAACGACGCAGTAGGCGCGTTTTTGGAAATGTACGAATAAAAGGCAGGTGTAAAAATGAATTTTTTTGATGCGATCGGTTCGAAAATCAGAAGAGAACCGCAAAACAGAACAACAGTAGCGCTAAACGACGAGAAGTTATTGGAATGGTTAGGCGTTACGGCGCCTTTTAATCGACCTATTTCAGAAATTACTTACTTTACGTGCTTAAAAATGCTATCGGAGACGGTAGGGAAAATGCCTATCAAATTCTACGCAAAAGGCAGAGAAGAGGCGGCACCAAATGACGCGTATTATTTGTTAAAGTACAGACCAAACCCACAAATGACGCCTACAACATTTTGGACGGCGGTAGAAAACAATAGAAACCATTTTGGAAACGCTTATGTATGGATTCAAGCGGAGTTTACAAAATTGAAATACGGAGGCGATTACAAGATCAAAAATCTATGGGTTATGCCGTCAAACGACGTAACAGTAATTGTGGACGACAAGGGCATATTTGGTGGAAAAGGAAAACTTTACTATTGGTACACAGACAAGTATAGCGGAGAAAGCTATTTTTTCCCGGAACATGAAGTAATGCACTTTAAAACCTCAACAACTTTCGACGGAATAACCGGCGAAAGCGTCCGAAGCATTTTAAAAGCGACAATAGACGGCGCGTTGGCGTCACAAAATTTCAAAAACAAACTGTACGAGGGCGGATTGACCGCCCGCGCAGCACTACAATATACCGGCGATTTGGATCCGAAGAAAGAAAAAGCGCTGATTGCAAAATTTGAGAAATACGCTACCGGAGTCAACAACGCCGGTAAATTTATACCCGTCCCTATCGGAATGAAGATAGAGCCGCTAAGCATTAGCTTAACGGATAGCCAATACTACGAGTTATCGAAGTATACGGCATTACAGATAGCCGGAGCGTTTGGCATTAAGCCAAACCAAATTAACGACTACGAGAAAAGCAGTTATAGCAATTCAGAAATGCAACAACTTTCTTTCTATGTTGACACGGAATTATACATTTTAAAGCAATACGAGGAAGAAATTAACTATAAGTTGTTGGATCCGTCAGAGATTGAGCAGGGCTTATATTTCAAATTTAACGAAAACGTTATATTGAGAACAGACACAAAGAGCCAAGCAGAGATCTTAAGCAAGTACGTGCAAAATGGTATAAGAACGCCAAACGAGGCGCGAGCATTGCTAGATGCACCAAGAAGAGAGGGCGGAGACGATCTAATGTGCAACGGAAATTATATAAAGTTGACACAGTTAGGCATGAATTACGGCAAGAAAGGAGGAAAAGGATAAATGGCATTATTTAAGTTGACAAAGCGCGACCGCAACAACAAATTACGAGAGGTTGGATCTATTGAGATCAGAAACCAAACGGACGAGAGCGCGGATCTTTGCTTTTTCGGCGACATCAATAGCGAGAGTTTAGGAGAGTGGCAAAAGTATTATCCCGAGGATAAAGCACCGTCCGACGTTAAAGACTTCTTGGATCAATTAGAGAATGTATCGAAAATTAACGTACATATCAATAGCGGCGGAGGATCAGTATTTGGCGGGATTGCCATTTACAATATGCTTAAGCGTTTCGATGCCGAAATAACAGTTTACGTAGAGGGATTGGCGGCTAGTATTGCGTCAGTTATCGCAATGGCAGGCGACAAAATCGTTATCCCGGCTAACGCGCAAATGATGATCCACAAACCAAGTAGTATTGCGTGGGGGAATGCCGACGAAATGCGAAAAGAGGCAGACATATTGGACGGCTGCCAAAAGGTTATATTAAATACCTATATGCAGCACGTCAAAGAGGGCGTTACAGAGGACGCAATTAACGATCTTATCAATGCCGAGACTTGGAAAAATGGCGCAGAATGGCAAGAATATTTCGACATTGAGGTATCAGAAAGCAGCCAAGCAGTAGCGGCGGCAAGCGATTTTTACGACGCTTATAAGCATACGCCGAAAAATTTAGCGGCCAAACAAGAAACGGACGAGAAATTGACGGCGGAAAAAATAGCAGCAGCGGTAATTAGCGCAATTAAAGACAATTTTACCGGAGAGGAACCGCAGGAGCCACCGAAAGAGCCAGAAAACGACTTAGAACGCAAGAAAGCGGAGATATTAGAAGATTTGGACTATATCTAAGTCTTAAATAAATACAATCTTTTCACAAGGAGGAAACGAAAACATGAGTAAGGAAATGAGAGAATTACTTAACAAGATCAATGCAAAAAAAGCAGAGATCAAGGCACTTGTAGCGGACGGAAAGATCGAGGACGCAACAAGCGCAAAAGAGGAGTTAAAGGATTTGCAGAAATCGTTTGATATTCTTGCAGATCTTGACGACGACGACGCGCAGAACGCGCAGCAGCAGGCACAGCAGGGAACGGCACAGACAGCAGCAGGGGAGAAAAACGGACTTGCAAAGCAGGTAAAGGCATTTGCAAATGCTATTAAGGCTGCATGGAAGAAAACAGATATTTCCCCGGAGGATAAAGAGATCCTTAACGCTATGTCGGAGGGCAGCGACGAGGACGGCGGCTTGACAGTGCCAAAAGATATTAAAACAAAAATTAAAGAATTGAGACGTAGCGAGGACGCATTAGAAACATTAGTTAATGTAGAACACGTTACTACCAATTCCGGATCACGCGTTATCGAACGTGAGGCAGACCAGACACCATTTGACAATGTGGACGAGGCGGCAGAATTCCCGGACGTATCAACGCCACAGTTCGAGAATGTGGATTACAAGATTAAGAAGAAAGGCGGCATTCTTAAGGTTACGCAGGAGTTATTAAGCGACACCGCAGAAAACATTATGAATTACCTTAAGAAGTGGATCGCAAAGAAAGCAAAGGCAACACGTAACTTTATGATTATTGCAAAGATCAAAGAGATCTGCAAAGGATTAGAGGTTACAGTAACCGGGTTAGATAGCCTTAAGGACATTTTTAACGTGATGTTGGATCCTGCGATTGCGTTAGGGGCAGTAGTAGTAACCAATCAGAGCGGCTTTAACTTCTTAGATAAGTTGAAAGATGAGAAAGGCAATTACATTTTGCAGAAAGATCCAACGCAGCCAACAAAAAGATTGTTATTTGGCGTTTATCCGGTAAAGGTATTATCAAATAAGACATTAAAAAATATTGACGGAAAAGCACCGATTATCTGCGGAGATCTCAAAGAGGCAATTACTATTTTCGATCGCGAAACACTCACTATTGATATTTCCAATCTTGCAGCGGGAATGTGGGAAAGAGATCAGACCGGAATTAAGGTTAGAGAACGTTTAGACATTCAGACAGTAGACGCAGACGCGGTAGTTATGGGATTGGCTACCGTATCAACAACCGGAACAGATCTTAACGGCGACGGAGTACCGGACGACATTAACGGCGACGGAAAGTACAACGAGAAAGAGTTAAACAAACTCACAAAAGCGGAGATCTTAGAACTGGCAAAAACGAAGTCTTACACAATGACAAAGACAGAGCAAGATACTAAGGCGGATATTATCGCAGAGTTTTTAACACAGCAGGCAGGCTAAAAAGTGCCCGATTAGGGCACTTTTTATTATGCAATAAAGCGAGGTAGAAAAAATGATTTTAACACTTGACGAGGTAAAAAACCACTTAAGAGTAGATCTTGACGAGGACGACGGACTTATTAAAAATCTGATAATTGCCGCGCAGCAGTATTTAGAAAACGCCACCGGAAAAGAATACCCGGAAACCGATAGCGAGGGAAAAGAAATAGATTATAGCTTAGAAAAAGTGTATCTAAACTTGCTAATCGCGTATTGGTACGAAAACCGAGGGGCAACAAGTTCTAACAAGGTAAGCGCAGCGGGCGGATCAGTACCGGACGAATTTACGTATTCTACGAGATCGCTTTTATTGCAGTTGCAATTAAAGTGAGGCGGTAACTATGGATATAGGAAGAACAAACAAAAGGGTTTCATTTTGCAAATTCGTAGAAGAAAAAAACGAAATGAACCAAATGACGCAGGTTCTTAAAAAGATCCGGACAGTTTGGGCGAGCGTGGAACCGAAAAGTGGGCGCGAGCATATCGAGGCAGAAAAGGAACACCCGGAGTTAACATACATCATAACAACCCGCTATATGGAGGGCGTAACGCCGGATATGTATATACAATATCGGGATCGCTTGTTTAATATTCGATCAATACGCAATATTCGCGAGAGCAACGAAATGCTAGAAATGTCTTGCACAGAGAAGATAGACGAGACAAGGAGCGTGGTAGAAAGTGGCTAGTTTTGATTTCAAAATCGAGGGATTGGACGAGTTAGAGACAGACTTAAGGTTTGCAACAAATGAATACCCGAACGAGATGCGGAGCGGCTTAAGAAAAATCGCAAATGAGTTTAAGAAAAGTTGCAAAGCAAGAACCCCGGACGGAACAGACGATAACAAAGACCAATCAAAAAAGCTACGCAATAAGTTTGGCGTAAAAACAAAAATAGAGGGAGACACAACGTTAGCGCTTGTCTATAATTCGGCAAGACATTTTCATTTGGTGGAGAACGGGCACAACTTAGTACGAGGCGGGAAAGTCATAGGTTGGGTGCCTGGAAAACACATGATGGAACAAACAAGAAATGAATATCAAGATATTGTACCGGAGAAGTTCGAACAATTACGCAATGAGGTTTTCGGGAGGCATGATCTATAGTGTTATCGAACGTTGAAATTAAGGCAGCAATTAACGAATTGCTAGAAAACGCTACCGGCTTAACAGTATATGGAAAAGAAGTAACAGAGGGCTATACAACGCCCTCTTTATTTGTGGAAAAAATTAGTAAACCGTTCAAACGCGAAACGATCGGCTTTGCAAAATCCGGCTTCACTATCAAAATTACTTATTTCCAATCAACACCCGACGAATTAGACCAAATGAGGCTATTAGACAAGGTGCGCGACGCGTTCGGAATGTGCGTAAAGATCGCGGATAGAAAGCTAACGGTAGGAGAAATAACGCACGATTACGTAGGGCAAAAAGAAGATATTTTGCAAATATCGGTGGATTTCGACTTTTACGAAAACACCGTGCCGGAGGAAACGGCAGAAATAGCAAGCGAATATGGCTTAGAAATTAAGAAAAACGAGGAGGCATAAAATGAGTACATTAAAAGCACCGGAAATTAACATTTCGTTCAAAGAAAAAGGCGCAAGTCTCATTACGAGAGGATCCCGAGGAATTGTACTTTTAGCAGTAAAAGATACAATCGTAGCGCCACTTAAAAACCCGGTTACAATCACGTCAACCGGGGATATTCCTAGCACATTAGACGACACAACAAAGGCACAGATCAAATTAGCATTGATCGGCTATCAGACGGCACCTATTAAAGTATTGGTATATGGAATGGGTATTGCGAAAGAGGCAGAGAGTGACGCCATAGGAACGGCATACACGGCAGCGCAGAAAGCGTGGAAAGATATTAAATTCGATTATTTGGCAATCCCTACCGTATCAACAGACGGAAAGACACAGGAAATTGTTACATGGGTTAAGTCAATGAGAACGGCAAAAAAGAGGATCAAAGCGGTATTACCAAATGTCGCAGCAGACACAGAGGGAGTAATTAACTACACGATCAATAAAAATGTGTACGCAGAGACTATTACAAATGAGGACGGAACGATAAGCAGGGTAACAACGGAATATACCGCAGAGCAGTATTGCGGGCGTATTGCAGGTTTATTTTGTGGAACGCCGTTAACAATCTCCGCAACATACGCACCACTTGGGGAGTTAGACGATTGCGAGCGCGTGGAAAATATGGACGAGGCAGTAGGAAAAGGGCAGTTTATTGTTTTCTACGACGGAGAGAAAGTTAAGGCATCGAGAGCGGTTAACTCATTTACTACAACCGTGCAGGGCAAGGGAGACGCATACAAGAAATGCAAGATTGTAGATTGTATGGATCTTATCGCGGACGATTTAACAAAAGCAATCGAGGACGACTACTTAGGCAAGTATGCAAACGGTTATGACAATAAATGCGTGCTTATTTCCGCAATCAAAATGTACCTTAAGCAGTTGAATATTGACGGTATCGTATCAGACGATTTTAGCGTAGATTTCGACATTGAGGCAATTAAAACATATTTGGTAGGTAAAGGAAAATACACGGAGGAAAAATTGGCAGCAATGGACGATACGGCTATCGCAAAGTTAGATACCGGATCAAGAGTAATGCTTAAGGCAAACGTAACAATCTTAGACGCCATGGAGGACGTAGATTTGCCTATAGCAATCTAAGAAAGGAGAAAAAACAGCATGAAAGATTTTAACGCAACCCAAGTAATTAACGGTACTTGGGGGCAGATTTGGTACGACGGCGAGTACATGGCAGAGTTAAAAGCCTTTAAGGCGGAAGTAAACTACAAGAAAACCGCAGTATCGCAGGTTATGAAAATGGCGGACGGTCAGAAAATTACAGGGTTAGAACCAAAGGGAGAATTTAAGTTACACCATGTAAACGATAGTGTAATGAAGAAAGAGCAGGCGGCAGTTAAGGCAGGAAAGACACCGACACACACTATCATTTCAAATGTAGATGATCCGGACGCGATCGGAGCAGAAAGAGCCGCGTATTATAATTGCGTGTTAGACAAGACGATTCTTGCAGATTTCGAGCAGGGAAAATTAGGCGAAAGATCATACGCGTTCACGTTTGACGATTGGGATCCGATCGAAACAAGTTCATAATAATACAACTTACAAGGGCTGCGGATTGCAGCCCTTTTGTTTTTTAAGAAAATGGAGGGCTAACAAATGAATTTAGCAGAGAAATTATTAAAAATTGACAAGGGCGAGTTTGACAAGGAGAAAACAAAAGACATTCCAAGCAAAATGTTAAGCGAATTGTTCGGAGAACCTACAAAGATCACGGTTAAAGCGATTGATCCGCAGGAGGTATTAGATATTTCCGCAAGCGGACTTGACGACGAGGGCAACCCTATTATTAAAAAGTCGCTTGAAACAAACGCGATCTTAGCAGCGGCAGCGGTAGTAGATCCACCACTTAAGGACACAGAGTTGCTTAAACATTTGGACGTACAGACACCGAGCGCGGCGGCACTTAAGTTATTTAAGGGCGAAGTTAACAAAATTGCAATCGAGGTTAATAAGTTAGCCGGATTTGATATTGGAGACAACACCGACAAAGAATTAAAAAACTAATCGAAACCGATAGCGAGGTACAGTTTGATTACTTACACTATCGGTTTTTACATTGGAAAGTTGGCGAGTATATCAACTTGCCATACGGAGCAAAAAGAATAGCACACGCCTATATGCAGCAGTACATAGAGGATAGAAACGAAGAGTTACAACAAATATTCGGATCCGGAGAGGAGGGGTAGGTAATGGGTAGAGTAATTTCAACGTGCATTCAGTTTATAGATCAGTTTACGAAACCGTCAAAAGAAACGCTAAAAGCAATGAAAGAAATGAGCGTAAACGCAAAAGCGGCGGGGAGATCTATAAAGAAAGCAGGGGAGACCATAGCCAACGCCGGATCCACAATGACTAAGAGTGTTACCGCACCAATAGCGGGCGTTGGAATAGCGGCAGTTAAAACGGCTGCCGACTACGAAAGCGCTATGAGTAATGTACAAGCAATCACCGGAGCGACCGGAGACGACTTTAAGAAATTAACACAATTAGGAAAAGATCTTGGAGCGTCTACCGCATGGAGCGCGCAGGAATGCGCCGAGGCAATGCAATACACCGGCATGGCAGGTTGGACGGCAAAAGAAAACATAGACGGCTTAAAAGGTATATTGGATCTTGCGAGCGCGTCTGGTACAGATCTTGCGAGAACGTCGGATATTATGACGGACGCAATAAGTGCATTTGGCTATAAGGCATCAGATAGCACAAAATTCGCGGACGTAATGACAAAGGCTTGTACGTCTGCTAACGTGTCGGTAGATACATTGGGAGAAAGCTATAAATACTGCGGCGCAATCTGCGGAACAATGGGTTATTCAATAGACGAAGTTACAACCTCATTGGCAGTAATGGGAAATATGGGAATTAAGGGCAGCCAAGCAGGAACCGCCCTTAAAAATGCAATATCAAACATGGCAGCACCAACAAAGAACATGAAAGCGGCTATGGACGATTTAGGCATAAGTATAGTAAACCAAGACGGATCAATGAAATCTTGGGGAGACGTCATTAAAAACCTGCAAGGATCCTTTAAAGGATTGACACAAGATCAGCAAGCAGCATACGCAAAACAGTTATTCGGAAAAGAAAGCATGGCGGGTATGCTTGCAATTATAAATACGTCAACGAGCGATTATAACGCGCTTGCGGACAGCATTAAGAATAGCGGCGGAGCGGCGAACGACGCGGCGCAGACGCAGTTAAACAACCTTAACGGACAATTAACCCTATTGAAATCAGCACTAGAGGGTGCGGCGATAACGATAGGAGATAAATTGCTACCGTACATTAAAAACGCGGTAGGTTGGGTACAAAAGGCGACGGATTGGTTTAACGGTTTATCCGACGCACAAGTAAGTATGATAATGAAATTCGCAGGAATAGCGGCGGCGATCGGTCCCGCGTTACTGATTTTCGGTAAATTAGTATCGACGGTAGGAAAAGTGTATAGCACATTTGGAAAGGTTACCGCGGCAATATACAAAGCAGGCGGAGTAATAGGACTTATAACAAGCCCAGCAGGAATTGTAATAGCGGTACTTGCAGGCGTGGCGGCTGCCGCATTTCTGATAATTAAAAATTGGGATAAAATCAAGCCGGTTGTAATGAGAGTTAAGGACGCATTTTCGAGCGTTATGCCACAGATAAAAGGTGTAATCTCAAATGCAATCAACGCGCTATCGCCGGTTATAAAAACAGTTGTAGGAACGATAACAACAATCGTACCGATCATATCAAGGACATTTGCAACCGTAGCACAAAACTTATCGCCGGTTGTAAAAACAATAGCAAATGCTATAAAAGCGGCGATCCCGGTTGTAGGTAAGTTATTCGCGGCGGCGTTTATATTTGTTGGCGGCACAATAACTAAGGTTATGCCATATATAAACAGAATTGCAAAAGTAATAGGATCCGTCCTTGTATTTGCAGTAAAAGCGGTAAGCCCGGTATTATCCAAAATGGCATCAACATTTAGTACGGTATTTACGAGTGTTTTTAACATTGTAAGCAAAATTGTTAACAAACTTAAGCCGGTATTTAATGTTATCGGGGTAGTTATAAAGGCAGCAATGGCGGTTGTAAAAACAGAATTTGTAGCAGCGTTTAGGATCGTGGCAAACGTAGTAGAAAGCGCAGCGCGCAGCATCAAGCGGGTAATAAGCGGAATTACAAAGGTATTTAGCGGAATCTTAGATTTTATAAGCGGAGTATTTACCGGTAATTGGAAAAAGGCTTGGGAGGGCGTCAAAAATATATTTGGCGGAGCATTCCAAGCATTAGCCGGATTGTGTAAAGTTCCGATTAACGCAGTTATAGGAATTATCAATAGTGCAATCGAGGGAATTAACAGTATTTCGGTAGACATACCGGACGGAATACCACTTGTAGGAGGAAAACATATCGGTTTTAGCATTCCTAAAATTCCTGCATTGGCAAAGGGTACACCTAATTGGTTAGGCGGTTTGGCACAGATCAACGAAAAGGGCGGCGAGATTGTAGATTTGCCTAAAGGATCCCGGGTATATCCGCACGACGAAAGCGTAAGTATTGCTAAAAACACGTCAAACGCCAAATTGTCTATGCTAGATAGACGATTGGCAAAAATGGAGGCAGGAAAAGGCAAGAACGACGGAAAGAAAGAGGTAAATATTACGATTCCAAAATTGGCAGATCAAATTATTGTAAAAGATAAGACGGATATAGACGAAATTGCCGACAAGATCGCTACAAACCTTAAAAATACTGCATTGAATATGGGGGTGTGTTAAGTGGAAATATGGTTTAAGCAGGGAAAAAGAGAGTTAAGATTACCTATTCTGCCTGCAAGTTGGGAAAACGCAGGCGGGCAGGATAACCACACGGAAACGGTTAACAAAACCGGAGAAGTCAATTTATTAGGACTTGACAAGCTAGACACGCTACCGATTAGCGCACATTTCCCGGAAAATCCAATGTATTACGATCAATACGCAGGCTACCCGAAACCTCAAAAATGCGTTGAGATCATAGAAAAGATAAAAGAAAATGGGGTTGCAACACTACTCATTACACCATACATAAACCGTCAGATCACAATAGAGAGTTTTACTTGGGGTTTCAAAGACGACGATAAAACCGGGGATATTTACTACACGATCGAGACAAAACGGTACAGAAAACCGACCACATCAAAAGGAAAAGGCAGACCAACCAAGAAAACCAAAACCAAGACCGTAACGGTAAAGAAAGGCGATACATGGGCGAAACTTGCAAAAAAATATACCGGCAGCAGTAAAAACGCAAAAACGATACAAAAGAAAAACAAAATGACCAATAAGAAAAAACCGCCGGTAGGGAAAAGGATAGTGATACCGGTATGAAAATTATTTGGACGAAGAAAAAAGACGGAAAGCAACTTAATATTACAAATGTTGTTGCTTCGACTACATGGAGCGGATCAGTAGAGCAGGCGGCAAGGGAGGCAACAATAACCGTACTAAACGCGCCTAATGATAGTAACATAACCAAACTGAAATTAAATATAGCAGTTGGAGACGTTCTTAAACTATACGAGGGAGACAACCTTTTATTTTATGGAGAAGTTCAGACAAGTGAAAAAAGAGCGGAGATCGGCACTATACAATATAAGGCGCGCGATCTTTTAGACCATTTGTTAAGGATAAACCATAAGCAAAAATTTAAGAATAAAACGGCAGAGGCTATTACAAAGGAGATATGCAAAAAGTATGGAATAACGACCGGATCCATTGTAGCAACAAAGAAAGTTATTAAGAAATTGATTATAGACGATAGTAGCCTATACGATATTATTATGACTGCATACACAAAAGCGGCTAAGTCAACCGGAAAAAAGTACATGGCATACATGAACGGAAAGAAATTTTGCGTAAAGACAAAAGGAACAACAGTAAGCAATTATGAATTGGACGAGTATAAAAACTTGTCTGCCGCGTCTTATGAGGAGAGTATAGAGAATATGGTAGACCAAGTAAAAATATACACGGACAAGGGAAAACAAGTAGGCGTCGTGAAGAATGCCGGGCACATAAAACGCTATGGTATATATCAAAGTATATATACAAAAGAGAAAGGCGTAAACGCGCAAACAGCGGCTAAGAATATGCTAAACGGCATAGAAAAGAAAGTGAATGTTGACGCGATAAGCGGAAATATAAAATGTATAGCAGGAAACGCGGTTAAGGTACATGACGCAGCAACCGGGCTTAAAGGCGTGTTTTGGATCCAAAACGATACGCATACATGGGAGAACGGACAACACAAAATGAGTTTAGAATTATCCTTTAAGAACGTTATGGATAAAAAAGACGAGGAAAGCACGGAGAAAAAGAAGAAAACCGGAAAAGGCAGCAGCAAAAGCATAGCGGGAACCTATACGGTAATAACAACAAAATCTATCATGCGTGCAGCGGCAGGCAGGAGCGCAAAAAGTGTTACAACGCTAAAAAAAGGCGATAAATTCGTATGCGACGGAAAGTACGAATATGTAAGCGGTACGGCGTGGTATCACGGCAGCGCAGGAGGAAAAAGCGGCTATGTATATAGCCCAAATGTAAAGAAATAAGGAGGCAGGAAATGAACGGCTACGAACGTATCATAAACATGATGAGAGAGCAGGGAGCGGTTAAAAATCCTGCCTCTTTACAATTAGGAGAAATGACAAGCGCGACAAGCTGCAAGGTGGGAGATCTGAAATTAGACGCCGACGATTTACTAATACCGGAGCATTTGACGGACTACGAAATAAAAATAGACATAGAAAACAAAGGCACATTAACGGCGCCAACCACAACAAATGCGCAGCATAAACACGACGTAGAAAATTTAACAACAAAGAATACGAAAATAAAAGTACACGGAGCACTTAAAAAAGGCGACATTGTATTAGTATATAGACTAAGTGATGAACAGTACGCAATTATAGACAAAATGGTGGAGGTGGTGTAAATGGGTTTATTTCCTGCATATATAGAGGACGAGGAAATAGTAGAAGAATTAGCGGAGGAATTAGAAACGCCGCGAGAATTTGGAATTGATTTTACCACCGGACAATTAACCGGAACAATAGTAGAGGGTGCAGAGGCTATAAAAGTATGGATCTATATAGCGCTGCAGGTGGCAAGATACCGCTATTTTATTTGTAGTTGGGAATACGGCAGCGAAATAGAGGAATTATACGGAAAAGGATATAGCGCAGAACACTTAGAAAGCGAAATAAGCAGAATGATAGAGGAATGCTTATTGGTAAATGAGTATATAGAAAGCGTGGTTGTAGAAAATGCAACATATAAATTAGGGCGATTAAGCGCAACGGTAATAGTAACCACAATATACGAGGAAGAAATAAGCGAAACATACGAAACGGAGGTAGCGTAATGGAATACAACAAAGACTACGACACCGTGTTAGAGGATATGAAAGACAGAATAAGCGCGGATATATCCAAAGACGAGGGAACCTTAACTGCATTCGCGTTAGCACCGGCGGCAGCAGAAATAGAGGAGTTATATAGCAATTTGGAAGTTGCAGACGAGAACGGCAGCCCGCTAACCTGCGATAGAGAACATTTAATTATTTTCGGAACACAAGATAATATACCAATTAAAACCGCGACGGCTGCGGTATGGCTTGCGAGATTTAACGAGGATTTCGAGGTAGGGGAGCGTTTTGAGTGTGGAGACCTAACATTTATCAGTACGCGGCAGGTGAGCGCGTTAAATTACTACTTGCAATGCGAACAATTAGGATCAGAGGGCAATACAAAACCCGAGGACGAATTATTACCGATCGAGTTTATTAGCGAGACAATAGAGGGCGAGTTAGTGGAATTGATCGAGGAGGCAAAGGACGACGAGGACACAGAAGTTTACCGCGAAAGATATTTAGCAGAAAAGCGCACAGAAAGCGTAATGAGCGGCAACCGAGCGTCGTATAAAACAAAGATAACAAGCATTACCGGAGTTGCAGCAGTTAAGTTAGTGAGGGTAACCAAGACACATAAAAGAATAGACGCTTATATTATGTCGTCAACGTGGGGCGTACCAAACGAAGAGGTTGTTAATTTGGTACAGACAATAATAGACCCTATCGGAAAGCAGGGAGACGGAGAGGGAGAGGCACCGTTTTGGCATATAGTAGATATACACCCGGTAACCGCGGTAACAATAAATGTAAGCGCAAAAATAACAATGCAAAGCGGCACTAAGTTTGACGACGTAAAAGCGGCGATAGAGCAGGAAATAGAAAAATATTTCACAGAATTAAACAAAACTTGGGAGAGCGAGGATAATTTAACGGTCAGAGCCTTAAGAGTTGCAGAGGCAATGGCGAGTGTGCCTGGCGTAGTAGATGTGCAGGAATTAAACTTAAACGGCTTAACAGACAATATAGCACTTGGAGCCTACGAGATCCCGACGAGAGGGGAGGTAACAAATGTTAGTTGAGTATTTACCACCGGTAGTCCGCCAAATTCGTGAAATGAAAGAAATATGCGCCGCAGAGCAGCCGGAATTTGACTTATTAGCACAACAAGTAGATCAGATATTAGCAAATATGTTTATATTACTTGCAAACGAGGAGGGAATAGAAAGATTTGAGAAAGAGTTAAAAATAACGCCAAAACCAACGGACACCATAGAGGATAGGCGATTAAATGTGTTATCCCGGGCAAACAAGAGCAAAGTAACAACGGCGCTTATAATGAGTATCATATCAAATTATTCAGCAGCAACAGAGTTGATTAAGGATTTTGACAACGACGAATTAACAATAGTGTTAAATGCGGACGCAAGCAGCCTACAAACTGTATATGGGATCCTAGACGAAAAGATACCATTAAATATATATTATGATTTTTTACTACAAAGAACCTACAACATAGGTATTAACATTTGCAGCAAGATATACCAAATGTACGATAGGGCAGCAGGAGACCAAGAGACCTGCGGAAATGAAAACCAAATAACAAGAATTACCAAAACCGCTTATAACATCAATGTAAGCGGTTTTTGTAATATAAACCCGGTAACGGCAGCGGGACAAACAATTTGCGGCGCAGCAGTTGACGAGGTTACGACACAACCGACGTTTACAACGGAGGGCGTGCAGGTTAACTTGACACAGACACAAAGCGCGAGCATAGCACCGGTTGCACGTAGCGGAGAAGAATACGCAGGAGAGGAGGCATAGACGTGTTAAAAGACGAGTTAATAGCATATGCAAAACAGATCATTAAACGAGCAACCTATACCATAGGGGGCAAAACCTACGACGCCACGATAGGGCAGATCGTAGGCAATACAGACGGCTTTACAGTGTATATTTACGGAAATGACAGTATTAACGGCACGATCACAAATGCAACGCTTTACGACGTCAACAACAAAGTGTTAGTAAGCAGATCATACAACACAAAGAAAGACACTTTAGCAACAACAACGATAGGCATTAAGATTACCTTTTCGGTAACAGAAACAGACGGATAGGAGGATAGGCACAATGTTTGATTTTTTGGAATTTAAAGATCGCAGGACGTCGCTAAGCAATACTTACAAAATGGTACAGAATAGCGACGGTACTATAACGTTATTACCAATGCCGGGAGAAATCATTGAGCCGGGAACGCCGTTAAGCGGGGCGACATTTAACCCATTAGAACACGGAGTAAACGAGGCAATCGTTATGGCTGATCTTTTGGCGGTTCAAATGAGGCAGGCAAACAGAGATTTAGCCAATACATACGTAGAGGTTGGATCCGTCAAAATCTCAACAACGGAGGAATACCCATTTAACACCGCAAGCGCAACAGTAGCGCTTAAAACGCAGCGCAACACATTAGACTATATGGTTATTCCGTATTGCGACGACGTAGTGCAAGGAAAAGCGATCAGAGTTAAAGACAGACAGTTAAACGGCTTTAAGATCGAGGTAGAAGATTGCCCGGCAGCAGGAGTAACGGTTAAGTATTTTGCATTAGGAGGTATGTATAATGTCTAAAACAATCAAGGTAATTGAGAAAAACAAGGGCGAAAAGATCGGCTACGAAGTGGAGGGCACAACACTTTGGTTAGGAGATCAGATTGCTATTAGATTGCCTAAATATCAGAGTGACACAGAAATAACAAAAGATATTTGCGCAGACGACGACGGAAACTTGGTAATGGGATTGGGTAAAAATTATGTTGCACAAGTAACAATTCCACCAAAGGAGTACGACTACGTAGAGCAGGAACACGAAGAAACCGGAGAAATGGGAACAGTACCGAAAGAAAGAGCGTTCGACATTTCAAAATGCACATTAACACTTTGGAGTATTGAGGAGGTATATATCAATGAGTAATTACGAAGATCTTAAGGCGCAGGCAAAACAGAAAATAATTTTGAACGATAAAGGACTGCCACTTGTATTCGAGGAATACGCATTAAGATACATGGACGATTTGGGTATCGGATCCGCACACGTACCACACCCGGCATTTAAGATTAACGACAAAATCTTGCCAAAGATCTATTTACCGGCATACATTTCAACGGTAAAAGGCGGTAGAGCGTATAGCCTGCCAAACCAAGAACCGGCGGTAAACGTTAATTTCGATCAAGCAAAGCAATATTGCGAAAATAACGGCGCAGGTTTCCACCTTATGACGGCTGCGGAATGGGGGTTAGTGCACAATCTGTTAACAGCGGCAGATATACACCCAAGAGGGAATACCGCGCAGGGCAAGAGCCACGTACACGCATACGAAAGAGGCGTAATGTCAGCAGGAGGAAATAGAACGTTAACCGGAACCGGCGACAAGTCATGGAGTACAGATATGCAGGGAGGCGGTATTAACGACTTTGTAGGGAATGTAAACAAATGGCTTGGAGGTTTCAGACTTTACAACGGAGAATTACAAGTTATCGCGGACAATAACGCGGCAATTACCGGAACGGATCAGAGCGCCAATAGCGCAGCGTGGAAAGCAATTTTACCGGACGGATCATTGGTTGCGCCGGGAACGGCAGGAACACTTAAATTTGACTATTCGGGAACACCGGCAGCAGGTACCGGAAATTTCTATATTTCTACAACGATAGAACATCAGCAGGAAAATGATAACGCGTATGGATATTGCGACTTTGCAAGCATGAAAGCAAAGAGCGGCGTTAACATTCCGGATGTACTTAAGGCACTTGCTATTTACCCAATGGCGACAAGTGCAACAGGACACGGCGGTTTTTGGTTCAGAAACAACGGAGAGAGGTTGCTTTTCCGCGGCGGCGATTATGGTA